GAATACAAGTGGTGATATAATTGCTGGAATGTCTGGTGTTGAGATAGCGACAGATGGCACTACGTTTGTTGGTCACAAAGTTAACAGCGCAACCTTGCGTAATAGTGACCAAGATAATGGTCAAAGTATGACTTTGACAGGTTCTTTTATTTACAAAGCAACAACAGCGACAACCAAAATAAGACTTACGGCAGTTTGTGAAATGACAGGCAATGATACTTGGGCAATAGAGTCGACAGGAGCGGGTCTGTTTCAAACCTCAGTCACAAGTAATCTAAACACTGCAAGACCGACCCTTATGTCGGTAATGAGGATTGCATAGGTGAAAACATGAGCGGATTAACCATTACAACAGCCCCACAGAATGAGCCTTTAGATGCGGCTGAAACCATATCATATTTGCGGGTCGACTCAGGCGTTGATACGACACTCATTAACAATCTTATCAAAGCGGCGCGATTCTGGGCAGAAGATTACACAAATAGAACACTGCTCACTACTGTTTTTACTTTGTCACTAGACGCCATAGGCGAGGTCGATACGCCGTTGAAAGAGGGCTTTCACACTGGGTATTCTGATACGCCAAGGGTGAATTATATTGAGTTGCCGCGTTCACCAGTGCAGTCTGTGACCAGCATAAAATCATTTTCTGATGATAACACAGCGACGACCTTAGCGGCATCAAATTATTTTGTGGACTCTGTGCGAGTGCCAGCAAGGGTTGTTTTGCGAGATGGCGGCACATGGCCCACTGATTTGAGAAATGCCAATGGCATCGAGGTCTTATACACAGCGGGTTACGGAGATGCGAGATCAACAATACCTGAGCCTATCCGAATCGCAATGTTAGAGTACGTCACACATCTTTACGAACATAGAGGTGATGATGAGGGCAGAGCATTAAATCCACCTGCGCTAATAAAATCTTTGCTACAGCCCTATGTCATTATGCGGTATGGTGTCTCACCATTCAACGGAGGAGCCTACATTGCCTATCGGTAAGATGCGAGACTCATTGCAGTTGCAAAGTAAAGCGTCCAGCGCAGACGGCGGTGGCGGTTCATCTGGGGCGTTTTCTACTTTTGCTACCACATCTGGTCGGATTGAGGCACAGGGAGGAGCTGAAAGATTTTTTGGCGATCAAAATGAAGCAAGAACAACGCACAAGATTACTATTCGTCATCGCCGTGATCTGACCGTAGCACATCGCATATTGCATTCTTTTACTGTCGACGGAACGACCTACAATCGATTATTCAATATCAAGCGAATAACGAATGTTGGAGAGCGCGATAAATACCTTGAAATTTTGGCGGAGGAGGGCGTTGCGACATAATGGCGAAGGTATCGTTGCGAATTGTTCGTAAGAGCCGTCACAGGGCTGTTTTGAGCGAATACAAAAAGAATGTCACTACTTATCTAGTGAGAGCAGGAAATCTTGTTTTGAATACAGCCAAGACGTCGATACAGTCTGGTAACAAATCAGGCGTCATGAGGCCAAGCGGTACGAGGTCGTCGGCGGCTGGTGAGCCGCCACAAGCTGACACTGGGTATCTGGCTCAAAACATTGTGCTTGCTATAGACTCAGATGGCATGGGCGTTGGAGTAGAAAGCAGAGCGGAGTATTCGGTTTTTCTTGAATTTGGAACATCAAAAATGGCCGCAAGGCCATTCATGTTTCCAGCTTTAGAACAAAACAAAAAGAAAATCAGACGAATAGCTAATGAAATGATTAAGGCAAATGTCAATACATAGCTTTGAATTACAGAAGGCTGTTTTCTCAGCATTAAATGGTGGTAGCATCACAGATGCATCTGGATCAGCGATCACTGGTGTTTTCGACGACGTGCCAACAGATACAGCTTACCCTTATATTCGCATTGGAGAGGAAACGCTTGCTGACAACTCAAGCAAAGACAAAGACATTTTTGAGCATACATTGACAATTCATATCTGGTCGCAATATCGTGGCAACCGTGATATAAAAGATATTATGAAACAGGTGCATGATTTATTACATGATAGCTCATTATCGGTTTCAGGAGCTTCTATGGTGAATATGAGACAGGAGTTTCATACGACCCTAATTGAAGGTGATGGAATAACACGGCATGGTGTCATGCGATTTCGTGCCGTTGTGTCAGACAGTTAAAGGAGATTAGACATGGCGGCACAAAAAGGCGCAGAGCTACTTATGAAAATTGGTGATGGTGCAAGTCCAGAAGCATTCACAACAATCGGTGGTATGCGTTCCACCTCATTAACCATGAATGATGAAATGGTTGACATCACGAATAAAGATACTGGCAGAGCAAGAACAATTCTGGCTCAAGGTGGCACGACGTCGATGACTGTCACAGGCAGTGGTGTGTTCACAGATACCGCGTCTGAAACAACGCTCAGAAGCAAATTTGATGAATCAGGACTCACAAACTATCAGTTCCTTGTTCCTGATTTTGGGACATTCACTGGGAATTTTAGAATGACCACATTGGAATATGGGGGCGAGTTCAACGGTGAGGTGACATATAGCTTTACTTTTGAAAGCTCTGGCACGATCACATTCGCGACGGTGTAATCGCATGGCTTGGCAACAAGTAGAGATTGAGGTTGGTGGCAAAAAATTTTCTGGTCATATGATGATCGGAGACGATGCCACCATCTTCAATATTCCCCCAGCCTCTGAATTAGAGGAGGGCGGGAAATTTAAGGTAGGCGGCAAAACATACACAGCCGCTAGTGTTCACGACGTCGCTCAGAGGGGCGAGGAACTTTTGGTAGAGACCAAGGAGACAGGAAGTGGAAAATCCAAAACGCGGGGAAATGACGATAGTTCTGGGGGAGAAGACGTATCAGGCTAGGGTCACAATGGATGTGGTGATGCGAATTGAGCGTTCGATTGGCAAAGGCATTATCAAAATAGCATCTAGTTTATCTGAGGCTGATATATCGACCGACCAAATAGTCAATATAATCACACCTGTAGTGAGGGCTGGTGGAAACGACATCAAAGACGTCGACATCAAAAAAGACCTCTGGGATGCGGGTTTGGCAGAGGGCATTAGAGTTTGCAGTGAAATAATCGCTTTGGTCTTGAATGCTGGCGAAGATGTGGGAAACGTAGAGGAGGCGGGTCAGCTGAATCTGTAGAAGAGTTGCCTTGGGATGTCTGGATGGAAGCCGCACTAGGCAAAATGCAGATGACACCAGATGTTTTCTGGAACATGAGTTTTCCTGAGTTTTACGCCGCTGTTCAAGGTTTTGCAGAATTCAATTCAAGTGGAAAACCGCCGCCACTACGCAAAAGTGAACTTGAGGAGTTAATGGAGATGTATCCAGACTAATGGCAACTGTTGATACCCTACTCGTAAAAATCGATGCTGACCTGAGCGGTCTCCGTAGAGACTTACAAAGAGTTCAGACGCGTACGGATGCGACTACGAAGCGCATGTCAAAGAGCTTTGACAGGGTTTCAACTGCCGCACAAAAAACGTCGAGGGCGATAGGCAGAATTGGGGCTGTCGTAGCGGCTGGTTTTGCCCTCAAAAAGGTTGTCGATACAACATCGTCATTCGAGGATTTACAGCTTACCCTAAACACTGTTTTCAAAACTGCGGAAAGCGGTCAAGCCGCCATGCAGTTTATAATCGATTTTGCGCAAAGAACACCATTTGATATTGAAACTTTAACAAGGTCATTCATTCAGTTGGGTGGTGCTGGTGTCAAGCCAACAGAGAAACTGCTCACGACGTTGGGTGATGCCGCGTCTGCTACCACGAACAGGTTGCAAACTTTTGAGGCTTTAACAAGGGTCATAACACGATCAGTTGGTGGTGGCTTAGGTCTTGAGGAGCTTGAGCAACTCGTCACCGCAGGCATACCAGTTTATCGAATATTAAATGATGAGCTTAATATCACACGAACAGAAATTTCTGAGCTTGGGCAGACCGCTGACGGCGCAAAGCGGATCATGGATGGTTTGCTTACGGGTCTGGATAAAGAGTTTGGCGGGGGGATGCAAAGAGCATCTCAAAATCTGTCTGTCGCATTATCAAACTTAGGCATAGCCGCAAAAGGTTTAACCAAAGAATTTGGAGATGCTTTCAATGACAGCTTAACAGAGCTTGCGAATACGACAAGCGATCTTTTGGCGAATCTTAAACCCCTAGCAACTTTCCTTGGCAGTGTTCTATCTGTTGCGATTGAAGCAGTAAATGTAGCCTTGAGAGCTTTGAATGCTGTGATCGAGTTTTTAGGCAAAGGCATTAACTTTATTCGAAATGCGTTAGCTGACCTCAACGACGACCTTTTAGGCTTCTTGCGCCCCACACAGCAATCAACCAAAGCCCTAGCTGAGCTTGAAAAAACTCTTGGTAAAAATATAAAAACCATGAGCAAGACCTCTAAGGAGTCGGAAAAATACACCAAAAGAGTATCCAGTTTAAAAGATGAGGTGAAAAGACTAAAAGCTGTCAATGCTGGTTTCGACCCTGCTCTTGTTGATGAGTTAGCAAAAGCTGGAGGTTTATCAAATATTAGTGGTGGCACTCTTGCAAAGCCAAAAGATGAAAAAGAGAGAGATTTTTTAAAGGTTGGTCTGATAGGCGAGCAAGTAACAGCCATAGAAAAGTTAGTTGCCGCGAGACAAAGACAACAAGAAATCGCAGATAAGCGTAATGAGTCATTAGCATTAGCCAAGAGCGCGGTCGAAAGCCTCAAAACAGAGGAGGACGCGCTTAACGAATCCCTTGCGGCTGTTAGCCAGCAAATGAATAACGCCGCTTTTAGCTCTGATGAATTGAAAGCCGCAAAACAGCGATTAGAGGAACAACTTCAGGCACTTGACCCAATGTTCCAAGCAATGAGAAGTGCAGTTCAATCGATGTCACAGGGCATATCGGATGCTTTCGCAGATATGTTGATGAGCGGGGAGCTGAATATGTCTGCTCTAAAAGACGTCTTTAGTAATTTTGTGAGAACGATGATTTCAAAAGCGATAGAACTTATGGTCATAAATAAAATAATGAATTCGGCATTCGGTTTAACTGGCGCAAACGCTTTACCTACGGCCTCTATACCGTTTTTCGCAGGAGGCGGCAAGATACCCGCTAGAGCAAGCGGTGGGCCTGTTATGGTTGGAGAGCGCGGCCCTGAGTTATTTATTCCAAATAGTGCGGGGGTTATTCGCAACAACCATGATACAATGAATATGCTTGGGGGGGGACAGCAACCAGTGGTTAATCAAACGATAAACGTGACAACAGGGGTTGCGCAAACTGTCAGGGCAGAGGTTATGAGCATGATTCCAAGAATAAAATCAGAGACCATCAGTGCAATGATAGATGGAAAAAAACGTGGCAATGCAATATCAAAGGCGTTTGGATAATGGCCGCGCCGTCGTACCCACTCACTCTGCCCAGTGCGCCAGCGTTTTCAAAAGCGCGTTGGACGCTCAAACGTGCCACAGCTATGTCAGAATCGCCATTTACAGGGCAACAGCAGGTCTTTGA